ATTGAGAATCGCTGTTTTGACGTGTTCCAGGCAGAAATTGATCCAAACGGAACCGGAACCAGTCCATAGGCTGATGCAGTTCCAGAACCTGGATGAAGAGGGAGAGCACGCCAGTAATGGCGAAGCGTCTTGAGATGTGGCCGGTGGAAAGGTTGGTGCCGTATGAGCGCAACGCCCGCACCCATAGCGCCCAGCAGACCGCGCAGATCGCCGCCTCGATTCAGGAGTTCGGTTTCACGAATCCGATCCTGGTGGCAAGTGATGACGGGATCATCGCGGGCCACGGTCGGCTGGCCGCGGCGAAGGAGCTGGGCCTGGCCGAGGTTCCGGTGGTGGTGCTCGACCACCTGAGCCCTGAGCAAAAGCGGGCCTATGTGCTGGCCGACAACAAGCTGGCGCTCAACGCTGGCTGGGACGACGAGCTGCTGCAGCAGGAAGTGATGGCGCTGAGCATGGCGGATTTTGATCTGAGTCTGCTCGGGTGGGATGAGGAAGAGCTGGAGGAAATGCTGGATCCAGAAGGGATCGATCAACCAGGGGATGGCAATGGCGGCGGGGGTGAGGAGGCAGAGACCTGCCCCACTTGCGGCCACCGCATGAAGCATTCGAGTTGATCTGGTGGCCGTGCTGATTACCCCGGACGAGTACGCCAAGCAGCGCGGGTGCAGCGGCCGCGCGGTGCGGAAGGCGATCGAAACCGGCCGGCTGATTGAAAGCGCCCATCGAGTAGGCGGCCGGTGGAAAATTGACCCGGCCAAGGCGGCGCAGGAGTGGGATCGAAACACTGCGCCGCAGTTTCAGCGGAAGAACAAAGGTGGCGGCCGCAAGCCTGCAGCTGAGCGAACGCCAGCCACTGAAGGCGTCGATGCGCCGGCGGCGAAAGTGCCAAGCCAGGCAGCGGCCGCGGCAGTGCGGACGATGTATCAGGCCAGGTTGCTGGAACTGGATTTGAAAGAGCGCCAGGGCCTGTTGGTGCCCAAGGCGGATGTGGATCGGGTGTGGTTCGAGGAAGGCCGGCGGGTGCGGGATGCGGTCCGTCGGACGCCACAGCAGATGATCGGCGACATCGCCCGTGCCGTTGGCGGCATCAACCAGGAGCAGCGCGCCGAGGTGCTGCTGATCCTTGAGCGGCATCTGGTGAAAACCCTGGAGGGCTTGGCCAGTGCTGATTGAAGAGTGCCGGCTGGCGTTCAGGCGCGGGATGGAGCCCGACCCGCTTCTGTCAGTGAGTGAGTGGGCGGATCAACGTCGGGTGTTGAGTGCAAAGGCCAGTAGTGAGCACGGCCCCTGGCGGACTGCCCGGACGCCGTACCTGCGCAAGCCGATGGATGACCTGAGCGCCACCAGCACAGTGCAGGAGGTGGTGCTGGTGTTCCCGGCGCAGAGCGGCAAGTCGGAAGCGCTGAACTGCTGGATGGGCTACGTGATGGACATCGCGCCCGGGCCGGCGTTGTTCGTGCAGCCAACGATCGACATGGCGAAGCGCTACAGCAAGATGCGGATCGCCCCGATGATCGAGGCAAGCCCAAGCCTGCAGGACAAGGTGAAGGCACCGCGGGAGCGGGACTCGGGCAACACGCAGCTGATGAAGGAGTTCACCGGCGGCTTCCTGATCCTGGGCGGCGCCAACGCGGCGAGCGGCCTGGCGTCGATGCCGATCCGCTATCTCGGGGGGGACGAGATCGACCGCTGGCCAAGCGACGTCGATGAGGAAGGCAACCCGCTGGCGATCGTGGAGGCCCGCACCAGGACTTTTGGGGTGCGCAAGAAAATGGCGTGGACAAGCACGCCAACGATTGCGGGCCGAAGCGCGATTTGGGGGAAGTGGGAGCAAAGCAATCAGCAGATGCTCAAGCTGCCGTGCCCGCACTGCAACCACCGGCAGATACTCAGCTGGGATCGGTTGAGCTACGACGCGAAAGACCCAGGGCTGCCAAACACGCTGCACACGCCACCGGTGCTGTTCTGCGAGGAGTGCGGCGCGGCGATTGAGGAAGACACCAAGGCCTGGTGGTACGACCCAGAGGTGTTTGACGATGCTTGGTGGGAGGCGTTGTTCCCTGAGCGCCAGGTGCAGGGCTACCACCTGAATGGGCTGTACTCCCCACTGGGTTGGTTGAGCTGGACCGAGATCGCCGTGGGCTACGAGAAGGCCAAGGACAACCCAGCCGACCTCAAACCCTGGACCAATACGGTGCTGGCCGAATGCTGGAACGACGACGGCGAAGCGCCGGACTGGGAAGCGCTTTACAGCCGGCGGGAGCTGTACGAACTGGGCACGGTGCCTGAGCAGGTGGCGGTCATTACCTGCGGGATTGATGTGCAGATGGACCGCCTCGAGCTGGAGGTGGTCGGCTGGGGGCCTGGCATGGAAAGCTGGAGCCTGGACTATCAGGTGCTGGCGGGCGACACCGCGCAACCGGCAGTGTGGCGCGAGCTGACGAAGTTCATTCGGTCGGAGTTTGGCCGCGGCGACGGGCAACGGTTGCCGATCCGAATGACAGCAATCGACTCGGGCTTTAGGAGTCAGGAGGTCTACCGGTGGGTGCGGGGCCAGGCGGGCAATCGGGTAATTGCGATCAAGGGCGGATCAGACAGCCAGACGTCGATCATCGGCACCCCCAGCAGGGTTGACGTGCTGCGCAACGGGAAATCACTGCGCGGCGGCGTGAAAATCTGGCCGGTGGGCTCAAGCACAGCCAAAAGCGAGCTCTATGGCTGGTTGCGACGACCAATGCCCGACGAGGGTGAACCGTTGCCGCACGGCTGGTGTCACTTCCCGCAGCATGGCGAGGAATGGTTTCGGCAGCTCTGCGCTGAGCGGCTGACGAACACAATCGACCGACGTGGCTACACCAAGTTCGAGTGGATTAAGACGCGACCCAGAAACGAAGCGCTCGACTGCCGTGTTTATGCAAGGGCCGCAGTGGCGCTTGTGGGTGCTGATCGGTGGAGTGATGAGCGATGGGATGAAGAACGACTTGGCCATGCAACGCGGCCAGCGCCAGTGCCGGTAGAGACCAGTGATGACACGCCAGCGCGATCAAGCGAGAGCAGTTTCTGGGATTGACTCCTTACCATGAATAAGAGGATGTCGCAACGATGAGCACGTTCACGCAAGCGAATCTTGCGGCCATCGAGGAAGCGATTGCCGGTGGATACCTTGAGGTTCGGTATGACGACAAGGTGGTGAAATATCAGTCGATGGGCGACCTGATGAAAGCTCGGAATCTGATCGCCAGCAGCCTGAGCGTTGCCACATCGCCGGCGGTGCGGATCGACTACCCGGCCGTGGTGCGGGACTACGAATGAACCCCTTTGAGCAGCTGCTGGCCGCTATCTCGCCTCGAGCGGCGCTGAAGCGTCATGCCGCGCGAATACAGCTGGACCAAATGCGTCGTTACGACGCGGCGGCACGCGGCCGGCGAACGGATGCCTGGGTAACGCAAGGGAGCTCAGCAGATGCTGCAACAGCGCGTGGGTTTGGCATCCAGCGCGACCGCGCGCGCGACCTGGTGCGCAACAACCCCTATGCGCGGAAGGCAGTTGAAAGCTGGGTGACCAACCTGATTGGCGCAGGGTGGAGCTTTAAGGCAAAGCAGTCCCGGCGCAACGGCAAGCAAGGTGAGCGTGTCACGGAGGTGATGCGCGCGTGGATGGCTGACCCGCAGCAGTGTGACTACAACGGGCTGCTGAGCTTCGATGGGCTGATGGCTCAGGCGGTGCGCTGCTGGAAGGAGTCCGGTGAGGTACTGATTCGGATGCGGGCGCCGAGCGAGGCGACGATGCGCCGCCTGGGGCTGGTGGTGCCGCTGCAGCTCCAGGTGCTGGAGGGCGACTGGATCGACGAGACGCACGACACGCCAGGCGTCACCGGCCAAGGCTGGACGAAACGAGGGATCGTCTACGACGACGAGGGCAAGCGGGAAAGTTTCTGGATCTACAACTACCACCCAGGTGAGAGCGCGGTTCAGGCAACAAGCATCGTGAGCAACACGGTGCCGGCCAACGAGATCATCCACCTGTTTACGCCGGAGCGGCCGGGGATGACGCGGGGCGTGAGCTGCTTAGCGCCCGTGATGATCAGGCTGCGGGATCTGGGTGACCTGCTCGACGCCCGGCTGGTAAAGGAAAAGGTCTCGGCTTGCTTAGCGGCTGCGGTAGTGGATCTGGACGGCACCAGCGATCAGAAAAGCACGATCGGCGACAAGATCGAGCCGGGCGGAATTGTGCGGCTGGGCCCCGGCCAAGACATCAGGACGATCAACCCACCGGCGGCGGGTGAGATCGATCGAGTGATCAAAACCTACCTGCTGGAGATTGCAGCTGGGATCGGGATCACCTACGAAGAGCTGACGGGCGACTATTCGGGTGGCAGTTTCACCCAGGGCCGGATGGGCTGGATCGGTTTTCAGCGGCGGCTGCAAAGCGACACCTGGCAAATCCTGGCGCCGATGTTGTTCGACCGCATCTGGAGCTGGTGGTCAATGCAAGCAGGTGCGGTTGGGATCCCCACCGATGGGCTGAGCGCCGACTGGACGCCGCCACGGCGTGAGCTGTTTGACCCACAGAGTGAGACAAACAGCACGATCTCGCGGATGCGCGCAGGCCTGCTGCCGCCCCAGGAAGCGATCCGTGCTGATGGGTATGAACCGGACGAAGTGCTGCGGCAAATCCAGGAGTGGAACCAGCAGCTGGATGCTGCTGGCATCGTGCTTGACACTGACCCGCGCAAAGTCAGCACTGCGGGCCTGACCCAAGCGAGGCCGATTGGCCAGGTAATGCCACCGGTCGGGGAGCCACCAGTGGAAGCAGAGCTGGCGCCTGTTGCCACTGCAGGGTTGTAAATAGAGCGTTCATAGAATTAAGAGGACGAAGGAGTTCACATGAGCGACGGTCTCCTGCAGACCAGGGCAATGTTCGCCCCCGAGACGATCAACGTCGAGGAGCGAACCGTTGAGCTGGTTTGGTCAACAGGTGCGCAAGTAAAGCGCGCCAGTTGGTCGCGTGGTGACTACATCGAGGAACTGAGCATGGCGCCTGACGCTGTGCGCATGGAGCGCCTGAACAAAGGCGCACCATTGCTCGATGCCCATGACTCCTTTTCGCTGCGCAGCCAGATCGGCGTGGTGCAACGGGCATGGCTGAACGGAAACGAGGGCCGCGCCCTGGTGAAGTTCAGCCGGCGTGATGACGTTGAAAGCATCTTCCAAGATGTGATCGACGGCATTTATCGCAACGTGTCTGTGGGCTACAAGGTCCACAAGACCGAGCGCGATGAGACCGGCGCTGTGCCGGTTGAGCGCGCAGTGGACTGGGAGCCCTACGAGCTCTCGCTGGTCCCGATCCCGGCTGATGCCGGGGCCCAGGTGCGCTCAGAAGAGCCGCCTGCAACCCAAACTTCCGAACAGGAACGATCAATGAACCTTCCCGAGAATGGGGTGCAGGCTCCCGAGCCCACCCAAGAGAACAACAACCGCGCCGATCTGAGCGTGGCGGTATCTGTTGTCAATGCTGACGAGGTGCGGGCTGAAGAGCGCCGCCGCGCCGCCGGGATCCTCGACGCCGCCCGCAAGCTGCAGGTCAGCGAGGATCTGGCGCACAAGCTGATCGCCGATGGCGTGGCGCTTGATGA